GGTCAGACGGGGGTTCTGCCATACGCTTAGTATACACCGTTTATTAAATTAAGTAAAATATCGAGGTTCTTACCCTGCCAACCAGCTCCACACTGGCATCGTAGACCCCCTGGGATCGCTTTTACCTTACCTTTGTGGTTACAGTGGTCACTTGTTACCTCTTTTTGTTCTAAATGGGTCTCCATAGTCTTGTGTTCCTCTACCACTTGGTCTTTAAACTGTTCAAAAAAGAACTTAGATTTCATAATTCTTGTCAGGTGCATTCATTTGCTTCCTAATGTTCTCAGCCATCCTACCCGCAGTGTCTAAAATATCATATATTTCCTTGTAAGACTTTGCCCGTGAGTACTCAATGACGTATTTCCTTTCAAAGTCTGATTGTGCTGGATCAGGCCAGATATTATTGAATGCCGATTGGAGGAGGGGCTTGAGGAATGTTTGGTACTCCGGCAGGCTGTTGAGGCGGTTGAACGCCTCCCATTTGTCCAGCTCCTGCTTGAGGAGCGCCAGGCGGCTGTCCTTGGATTGGTTGACCTGTTGTTGGGTCGACATTTTGCATTGGTTGAGGAGGCGGTAGTTTCTCGAAGAACCTTCCCGCATCTTTCAAACCTAAGTCTTCAAAGCTACTCTCTAATAACTCTTTGACCTTTGGTCTGAATCCTTCACCTACCAGTAATTGTAACACAACTGGGTTAGTGGTTAAAGTGTTTATAGCGTTCATTCTACCCTGCATTAATTCTTGACTTGACCCCATAGACATAGACTTAACATCGGCAATGTAATCGAATGTACCTTGGAAGTCTTCCTCGGTAGAGTAGATCTCTGCTATATCTCCAGTGTCGTTTACTTTCATTTTGGGTTTCATTTCATACTTCAATGGGTCTTTCTCTTCTGGGTTAGTTATGACAGGGAACTTTGGTAGTGACCCAGCGTCTACCATTTGTTGAATCTCTGTATCGGTAGTGTTGGGGTTCTGTTGAATGATGTCTCCGATCATTTGTATTGCTTCTGGTGAGACAATCATTTCATCCATTCCTGCTTGTTTGAAGTAGTCGAAGTTCTCTTTACCTATGATCCTTAATAGATGTTCATGTTTCTTAGGATCGGTGAAGATGAATTGTTTGTTGTTACTTAACCAGAACATCATGATGTCTTTGATAAACTCTGCCAAGTCGGTTTGATTCTTCTCGTCTCTGGCGTTCTGTTGTTTAACTGAAGCGTTGATCTCGGTCGCAGTCTTTTGTTTAGCAAATGCGTCTACGCTCGAAGTTCCCTGACTCATCATACCCATAGCTGTGTTAAAGGCTGATATAAGTGCTTGATAGGTAGTTTCGAAGTATCTCACCGACTCACCGTTACTCTGCATCTCAGTCACGGCATCTGGTCGAGTCATCAACCATTGAGCTTCTGGGTTATATACTACAGTTTCAAGTCTCACAGCACCTTCAATGACTTTAAGAGGTGGTCGCATCTTTAAGATAACCTCATCCATGTAAGCACATAATGTTGCTTGAATAGCCCTCCACAATGGTATGACTGATTCTACTTCACTCTCACCCAACGGATCATCTTGAATTGGGTAGTATCTTAATTGAGATACTGGAATCTTCCCATGTCTGTATGGATTGTCTATCTCTCTTATGATTTCTTCAAACTCTGGAGCGAAGTCAATCCACCTATCGTTTCTTAACTCATGGCAAACTAAAAGAACTGGATAAGCCAGATCGGTTCCTACTCTGTCCTCTAAGTTCTGTAGTGATCTAATTCTGCCGGTGTATTGGTTGTCTCTGCGTGAAGAAGTCAAACCACCTTCGGTCTTCCTGTCGTTAATCATCTTCTTAATCTTGCCTAGGTTTTTGAATAGAGGTTGCCCTGCTGTGTCTGTTTCATTCTCCAAGTCTTCAATGAACTCCCATGTTTGATACTGGAACCACTTAGCGTTTTTGATATGAGAAGCTGAGAAATCCATACCACAGTCTCTTATATCGAGTGGAATCATCTCGTTACCTTCAAACTCTATCTTGTCTTCATCATCATATACACACTTCCACTTAGTTAAAGCGAACTTACTTTGATACAACCTTGTATCCATGTCACAAATTGAGAGTTTAACCAGCATCGATCCACCTTCGTTAGCATTGTCCCAGTCATAGTCTAACTTTGCGTTGTTTATTCTCGCCGTAATAATGTCACTGTTTTCTCTAGGAACTAATCTACCTTTGAGTTTGCTGTTTAACAAGCGTGCATTCTTCTCAATGAGCGATGTTCTGATACGTGGGTCGGTTGTTCGTGAAGTGAAAGGCCAATCGTCCGGTAGTTGACCATAGTAAGCATCAGTAATATCATCCCAACCATACTTACGGGTCATTCTTTGGTCGCGATCCATCGTCCAAGCGTTGTAATGCGACATTACTTCTTTGATTAGTTCTCTGCCATCTGCCATATTTCGTTTATAACTCACAGGTATCTAGGTTTTCAATTAACGCAGGGCTTGGAGTAATTCATTCAAAACAGAAAACTTTTTAATAACAGACTTTGCCTTACATAACGTACACACTCTCACGAAGTCTCTATTGAGTCCGTCCAAAGGAAACATATAACAGGGTAAGACATTGACTTGCTTCTCTCCACAAGCCTGACAGTACCACTCATCTAACTCTTCCTTGAGCATTCCCGACCTTGCTCCTCCCCACTTTGTCCAGCCCTGCTGAGGTAAGTGATCGCCGTATTGATTATGAAAGATGATACTTAGTGTCATCATGCTATTGTCCAGTTCTTACGAGGTTGATTATATGATGGTAACTGTTGAGTATTCAATGACTCTAACCCATAACGTAAAGCATCCATAGCGTGATTCCATACAACTTCTGGTTCGTTTATTATCTTTCCGTCTTTGTCTGTCTGCCATAAGTAATTTCGATATTCCTTTAATACATTCGTGCTGCGCTTTGTTACTGACACTCTTTGATTCTGAACATACTGAATGCCCTGTAGAACACTACCCTGACCTTTGTTGGCCGGTAGACAGCTCAAACCATAAGAAGTTATCTCGTCTATACTCTTGGGTTCGGCTGAGTCGGCTATTATTAACGCTCTTGGTACATTCAACATGATGTCTGATATTTGTTTATTCTGTAATCCCTTTTGATAGATTATTTCATCTAATATGATTCCACCGTTGTATTTATAGATTGCTACTGCTGCTGATGGGTCGTTACTATAACCAAAATCTAATCCATATCGTTCTAATCTTGCTTCAAATGGTACCTCGTCTAGAATCTGCCAACCTGTAAATATTCTTCCTTCCGCTTCTCCTAATTGACCTTCACCATATACAGCCCACCATTGTTTGTTTCCCTTACGTGCTTCTATGGCTTGAACTATAAGTGGATCAAGAGCTTCGTTGTCTTTGTATGTTAGAGTTAAGAAATCACACTCTTGTTTACCCATTACTTCTGAATACCACCAAAACTCACTTACCGGGTTCCAGTCTAACCATATTATCTTTTTAGTACGAACTTCCAATTGAGTATAGGTTTCGTAACTGATGTTATTTGCTTCGTTTATAAATAACACATCTCTTCTTGGTCCTCTAACCTTACCCGGTTGATCTGCACTGAAGAACTCTATGAACGATCCTGTTTCAAATGTGTAAATATAATCTGTTTTGTTCCACACCGCATCTTTCCAATAGTTATGTTCTTGCATAATCGACTGAAAGTCTCTAATAGCACCACGTTTCAAATGAGGAAAGGATTCAGAAACAATTGATATTCTTTCGTTTTTATTTCTCTGAGCGTAATCAATGAGGATGAGAATAATTGACACTGTCTTACTGGCAGAAGTCCCACCAGCTACACCACGTATCCTTTTGTTAAGCGCCTGAAGTTTGGTTGTTGCTGTCGTTTGTTGGTACATTACTCAAAATGGGAATTGGGAATAAGTCTTTACCTCCCGCACCAGTATGTTCTTCTCTAGTTGTCTCTATCATGTCGTGATTTACTTTAAGCATTAAAGCTACTATTGTTGCGTTTATTTCCTTACCTCCAAAGATACCTATTTCCTGTAAATATTCCTTCTGTAAGATCTTTTGTTTGACGATAGTGTCAGAAAACTCTGGGTATTCTTTCGCCCATTGATATACCGTTTCTCTACTTATGCCCAATCTAAGGGCTATTCCCTCTATTGTTGGAATCTTCATATTCTGGGGAACTGCTTCTTCTAAATACTTTTCTATTTCTTCCACCATTTCCGGTCTATATTCTTTTGGTCGTCCTCCTGCGTGTGCCATGTCCTAATTATAACATCCTCTAGTCTGCACCCGCGCTGAGATGCAGAGTACAGGATACTATTTTTTCTTTAAAAGTAATAATATCCCTGCCCATGTACCGAATACTAACCACATAAAACCAGTTACCATATACCAAGGGCTTTCACCCATTGAATCAACAAATGCCATTGCTAGTATAAATGGCGCCCAAGATGATAGTAATAAAATTCCTATTGTTTTATTCATAACTTTTCACCGCCTCTCGATCAAAAAAATTTCTCATACCTTTCTTCCATAGTTTCAAAGAACAAGTCTTACACATTTTTGAGTTGTAAGCCATCATATTAGGACAGTCTTTAGTAGGACATTTCTTTTTAATTTTGAGCGTGGTCATGTGTGGATTTGGGGGTCATAATAGTTCTGGGTTTTCGTAAATATTACCGATAATTTCACTTTGTTTTAGGCTATATTGTTTTTCAGGCAAACCACTGATCCCCCACCTAGAATTGAATGGTTCTGTTTCCCCATCTACAATCTGTACCAGTTTTACTGTTTCAAGTTGACCAATTGGTGAAAAATAACCACACAAAACAATATCCCCCTCATATATCTCTTTACCTAACTTATCGAATAATCCCGTGTATTGCATAATTACAAATCTGTCTTGACCACTGTCACCTATGGGGGTTTGACCAACTGACTCAAACTGTAACCATCCATCATCATAAACAACTGGATTAGCAAAATAAGTCATTCTTTGGGGTGGATTATCTCTTTTATACCAATCGTGGTCATGTTTATCCCATACTCTGAATTTAATTTGTCTCATCTCTGTGGATTTTAAAGGTTTATTAGTTTTATTTTTCATAATTTCCTCCGATAAGCCGTTTAAGGCTTACCCCAAGAAACTACTCTATGGTTTTTACTAATGGAATACCGTTGTTTCCTACTGGAATATATATTTGAGTATGGTTCGGGCTACTCGCCATCGTTTTTTGAGCCTCAATAGCTTCATGTTGTAGGTACTGATCGGTTAAAGTAGCATTGATAAGCTGTTGGCTATCTCTGATGCCCTTGGCTTCCTCTACTCTAATTTGAGCCTTTTGTTTTTCAACTTGGATTAACTGCTCTTGCTGTTTAATCCTTATCTCATTTACCTGAACTTCGTTACTAGCATTGGCTCTTGTTTGATAACGGTTAAAAGCTGGAAAAGCAAACATAATACCAACTACTATACCGAATCCAACAATTGCCATTAGTGTATAGGTAACATTGTCACTCATTTAATTTCACCTCCTTCACCCATTTTGTCGATGTGGGGGTTGTGATATTTGGGGGTCATGATTTATCCTCCTTTGGTAGAGTAAGGGTGGAGAGTAACTTATGT